TGTATGCCGTATTCGGAAACATATATGTCGATTGTGCTCGTTGTCGTGATACTTGCATCTAACAAGGTGATACTGGTCTGTCCTGCGGTTAGTGTGCCTATGACATAAGTGCCTTTAACCTCGTTTATGGCTCCGATGATCTTCTTATCGCTCGTATTAAGTGAGCCATATTCGATGTTGTTATTGAGCTTTGTTGCCAACTCGGAGACCTTAACCTTCATAGTCGTGTCTACATTCTGATTATCCTTAGATACAAAAGGAGCAACATCGTTCATATCGAGTGATATTACACTCGGCAATACTGAAATCTTAGGCATACACTTTTACCTCATTATTCTGTTAATAGTCTTTGATCGTCTTCAGTCAGAAGGTATTCTTCATCCTCACACAAGATAGGAAGTTCACCCTGGAGCAGTATTGTGACCGAGTCAGAAACACCACCCAGGCTCATAGCAGCTATGGAATAGAAGTTGATGTTGTCACTTGCAGTCTCACTGTGAGCTTCAATGTCATCGTTAATGACAACCGTTTCACTGGCCGTGAAGGTTTCAAGATAACCGAAGCCAATGAGGAAGATTTCATCTTCAACCTCAATATATCCATCGAACTGACCAGTCAGGTCGAATCCAGTGCCCTGGACATATGTACGAGCAGACAGAGGTTCGATCACCAGACCTGTCGAAGTTCTCATCTTTACGACAAATCTGTATTTCCTATCCTTCTCAAGTCCTTCGAGCGGATACATAAGGCTTAACGTGTGAGTTCCTGCTTCTGAATAAGTCTCTTTTGGAATGTATTCGAGCTCTTCACCGTTAAGGTAATAATAGACTTCAACCTCTCCAGGCTCCGTCAGATTGAACTTGACTTCCGTCAATGTCAGAACTGCCTGCTGTGATGAAGTCGTGAACATCGTTCTCAGGATCTCTTGTTTGATCGTGTCGATGTTGAATTGCTGAATGTTCATACCCACATAAGTGGAAATACGGCCATCCTTATTAGCTGAAGCTGCACCCTTGCTCTGGTGGTCTGATTTAGACTGACCACTTCTCAGATTAGGGTTTGAGCCATAGCACTGGACCTTGAATGACTTGTTATAAGTCCAGGTCAGTGACATGATGCAGCCCGTTGAAATGTTTCCGGTGTAGTCATTCGTGAACGAGATGACATCTCCCAGATCTAAAGCACAGAAAGCAGGAAGCATAGACACATCAAACGGTGTATATTTCATCTTCTTGACCTGCTCGAAGATTGCTGTCACTCTGGCCTTGACCACTCCAGGAGAACCATACTGCAAGAAGGGATTGTTTCCGATCTCCATCACAAACCCGTCAGGATCTCCAATATAGAAAGTTTCACCTGTGGTCATTACATCCTCGTAAGACAGACCGTCAAAACGAGTCTGGAAATCTGAATATTTAGCACCGGAAAACCTCCGAGTGTTGCCGATGCTCAGAACAGGAGTGTCATTGAAGGGTTTGATCTCCCACTTACCGTCACGTGTAGCTCGTGCGAAGCCTCCGACAATCGTTGCAAGCTTGCTGACCATGTCTCTGTATGTGGTCATGTCGTTGTCTTCATAAGGTGAAATCAGAGCATCACCATTGACAAGGGCTTCACACTCTTCCTGAGTCATTCCGAAGGTCGTTCCGGTATGTTGTGCAATAGTCATGCAGAAGTTATACAGATAACCGCTGGTTTGAGCCATTGCAAGCGGAATGTCCATCTTCGACATACAGTCATAAGCTGTTACGTCAACCATACCTTCAGCGGTCCATGTAGCCTCACCCACATAGAACACACCGATCGGAACTGCTTCCCAGATCGGATCTTCTTCCTCATCGTAACCAACCAGGAGAGAATCAGAAAGCTCGATCACTTTTCCGTAATAGTCACCACGATTCAGAAGGTCCTTCAAGAAAGTAAGCTTCAAGACTCCAATGTTGACAGAGCCAAGAGCAACCTTTTTATCTGAGCATCTGTTTGTATATGAAACACCGATCACGTCTGCATCAGTGAACTCTATTCCGTCGATGGTTCCGATCAGGGCATGTGTCTGCACCTGATCGAACATCTTCGTTCTGTATGCTTCAGAAATTGGAATCATAGTTAATACTCCGTAACATCAACCGAACATTCGAAAAGGCCATCAATGGATGACAGCCATTCTGAACCTTCGACAAGTTTTTCTTTATAGTTTCTTACTCTGACGGTGTATGTCTTTCCCATGTATGTCATCACAGTGGATTCATCCTGACACAGCTGCTCAAGAATCTCCTTTTTTGCAGATGTGAGATTGAAAGACATTCCCCAATACAATTTTGAGGCTCTGATGACACAAACGAGATCCGTTCCTGCTTCGCTCTGATTTACGTTTTCCAAAGTTTTCGAAGTCTTTGAAGTATTGATAGGATTCGGAAAGCTTATGTCATTAAACGTCAGATAGTTCCCCAACATATATCAATGACCTCCTGTCTGGTAGTTGTAACGGTCAATAGCATCAACGACCAAAGTGTCAACGTGCTCACCTCCGATATATACCGGAATGACGATCTGCGAACCCTCCGAGGCCGATGCAGCCTGTGAAGTGATAGCCTGTTCAATTCTTGAAAGGCCACCAGTATAGTCAACCGTCTGATGAACGTTTGAAGTCGTTGCAATGCTGTAATCTGTATCAAACGGAGCTGCGACGATCTCAGCAGTCTCAGCAACAGCAGCTTCAAGGGCTGCTCTCTGGCTTTCCATCGACTCAATGTAGTTCTTCATCATGTCAGATCCGGATTCATTGAAATCAGAAAGAGGTCCTTTTTCCGGCTCACTGAAATGAAGGAACGAGGCGATGATTCCTGCAGCATCTTCGACCACACCCGTCAGGGATGAGAACATTGAGGAAATACCATCAATAAGATTTCCAATGATGTCAGAGCCCCAGGTTGAAGCTCCTGCAATTATTCCATCAAAAGCAGCCTGGAAAGCTCCAAGAATGTCTTCAGCTCCGTCGCCAGTGATATAAGTGACCATCCCGACGATCAGTTCAGCCAAACCGCCCAAAATAGCGACAATGATATCAGGCATTGCACCGATCAAGCCAGTGATGAGAGTGAAACCCGATTCTATAATCATCGGGAGACCGTCACCCGTCAAAAATTCAGTTATTCCTAAGATGATTTCTGGCAAACGACCTATCAAAACTGGTAAATAATCGATAAGACTTGAAGCCAGAGTTGTGATCAAGGTCAACGCTGCACCGAGGATCTGAGCAAGGCTTCCACTGCTCAAAAGTGAGTCAACAATCGTTAAGATGGCATCAAGAGCAGCTGGAATCAAGATTGGCAAGGCTGTGGTCAAACCGTTAAGAAGAGCGGTGATGATTTCAGTCGTTGCATTGACCAGGCTCAAGATGTTTTCTTCTGATAACAGCTGTGTTGCAAGAGTTTCAATGATTGATAAAGCACCTTCAATCAAAAGCGGTGCATATTCTATCAAAGCACTTGCCAGAGTCATGATCAAATCAATGGCCAGCGGAATTAGAACAGGAAGCAGCGTGATTGCTGAATCAACAACGGAATTGAAGAGTGATTCAAAAGCAGCCAGGAATGAATCTGCGTTCTCAGAGATCGACATTGCGACCTGTTCGAGCAGACTTCCGGCTAATGTGATCAGCTGCGGTGCAAGACTTACAACCAGAGGAAGAATTGCACTGAAGACCTGTTCGACTATCGTGAGGATCTGTGGGATATATTCTTCAATCAGAGAAACGGCCTGAGGTGCAAAATTTTCAATGATGGTGCCGATCTGGTCGATGTCTCCACCCGTTGCCGACATAGCAGCTGAAAAGTCACCCATCAGAGCGACTGCATCGCCACTCATATCGGTCAGAATAGGAAGAAGGACCTGTCCGAAAGAGTTTGAAACAGCATCAGTGATGCTGTCCAATCTCTGCATATTATCATCGAGAGCACCAAACGAATCGAGCAATTCCCCGTCTAAAACATAACCGACGGAGTGAGCCTCTTCTGCGAGCTGGCTGAAAGCACCGCTTCCAGCCTCTATGAGTGGATTGAGTTCACGGGCTGAACGGCCGAAAAGCTCCATCGAGGCTGCATCACGTTCTGTTTCGTTCTCAATCTGTCCAAGAACGTCAATGGCTTCCCAGAATACCTCTTCACTGCTCCTGAGGTTTCCTTCTGCATCATAGATGGAGAGACCGAGATCTTCGAATTTCTCCATTGCAGAAGACGAACCGTCTGCAGCTGAAGACATTGTCTTCAAAAGTTTGGTCATTGAGCCCGTAACGGTCTCAGTATTTACGTCAAGAAGCTCTGAGGCATAGTTGAGTTCCTGGAGAGTGTCAGTCGTTAACCCTGTCACGCTCGAAGTGGTCAGCAGTTCATCTGCGAGAGCACTTGCGTTCATCGTTGCATTAACGAGAGCAGTTCCACCCTCGACCATTGATGTGACGATGGCTGCACCTGCAGCAACAGCAGCAGCGGCAACAGCTTCAACAGCGACAACGGCTGCATCCATAGCGGCTGCGGCTATCTCACCAGCCTCTTCTGCAGCTGAACCGAAATCAACGAATGATTCTGATGAATCTTCAACTCCTGCTCCGGCTTCTTCAGCAGATGATCCGACATCCGTCATGTCATCCGAAGCCTCTTCAGCCTGTGAGCTCAAATCATTCAGAGTTGATTCTGTCAGTGCTATCTCTGTCGAGAGTTCAGCCATCTGAGAGGCTGAAAGCTGTGCATCTTCGGGTAATTCAGTCAGGGCATCTGACTGAACCTGTCTCAATATATCAAGCTTCTGAGCAGTTAATTCTGTTCGGTCTGCAAGCACAGCTTCTTTAGCAGCGAGAAGGTCAACATTCGTCGGATCTAACTGAAGAGCCTGGTCGAGTTTCTTAAGAGCAGCATCATCTTTCTTGATCTGGCTTTCAACATCCTGCAGGCTTTTAGTCAATCCGGATGTTTTACCTTCAATCTGAATTGTAATTCCTTTTATAGTGCTTGCCATGTTTCATTACTCCCTTATCTGGGGAAAAGAGTTTCAATGTCCTTTTGTGTAGCCAGTCGAGGCCACTTGAAGCGGTCGTTTGACTTTTCTGCAAGGATTCCGAAAATTTCACCGCATGAATAAAGCCTCAGATCTTGTTTTCTGATTCCAAGTTCTAAGGCTCTGAGCTGAAATAAACAGGTTGTCATTGGGCGAGTGGTTGACTCGCCCTTCATCCGTTTTTTACTGAATCCGGAACAGCCTGGTCAACGTTTATCTTTTCCCATATCTGTGCTGAAATAGTCGGATTGACGAAATCCGACACATCACAGGAAGCAAGGAACTTTAAAAAATCATCATAGCTCCCGTGATACTGTTTCTTATGAAGCAGCGTTCCGATATAAGCAATTCTCGGAGTGTATTTCTTCATCTTACCTCCGGCTTTCATGTTATAAGCGATCAGCTCACGCTGTTCTTCCTCATCCAGCTTCGTCATGTCAGTCTTTTTCTTTTCGACCTCCTGACCTTCGACAACTTCCTTATATTTGACAGTTGCCTTTTCTCTCAAGGATCTGATCCTGTTGGTCGGTCTTAAGTCTGCAAGGATGGTGAAGAAATCTTCATGAAAGATGTTTTCAAACAGCTCATAAAACGCTGCGTTAATTTCGATATTATCTGTATTTATCATTGTCTTGATTCTCCCGTTTTAAAAATAAGGGAGAGATCCGAAGACCTCTCCCCTGTGCCTGTTTTATTGGCTTCTATCAGGATGATTCACCACCCGAGAATGTCGGGACGTGAACTGCTGAATAGAAGTTCGCATACGCTGTCGGATCTACATCCTTGCCTGAGAAGGACTTGACCAGATGGCAAGGCTTGCCGTCGATCATGACAGTGCTTGCCATCGGAACAGCTCTGAACTTAGCTTTCTCGGTAAGAACAGAAGCGTCCGAATTAACATCAACAGTCTGTGATGTTACTGACGGTCTCTGAGCGATGCTTACCTTGTAAAAGACATATCTTGTTGCTGTTGAGTCAGACTCAAACTCGAACAGGAGAGCGAAGTAATCAACTTCGTCTCTGTCTGTCTCTACGATGAAACCATCATCATCTGTCTTGTTGCCAAGAACGTCGACTCTGACGTCATCAGGGATCCTTGCACACTCGTAGTCACCCTCATAACCTCTGTTGTTTGAGAGTGTGTAATAAGCTCCGTTGTCAGCTGAGAAGACAACGGGATTGCCCTGGGGATCAAGTCCGAGAGCAACCGCACCGGGCCACTTCTTAGGAGTGTCGTAAGATGTTACGATGTTGCCCTGGTCGTCATGTGACTCGTGGAGCTTTGCGTAATGAACGTTGCTAAGGCCGAAGAAGACCTTCTTTTCCTCATTAGGCATTTGTTATTCCTCCTATAAACCTAATATCGTAATAGCTCTCACAAGCTGACTCTTCTGAATCCTCACCGAAGTCAACACTGTAAGGAAGTGAAGCTCCGTCAAGAACACTCTTGAGAACAGCGTGGAGAGACCAGTCGTGGACTTCACTCTCGACCAGCTTGATCCTGAGTGAAGTAGTTTCTTTATAAACCGTGTTATCGGCTGCAAAGTTTGGATTTGATGTGTCCGTCAAAACTATGTAAGGACAAGCAGTACCGTCCGGAGCCTTGCCGAAAAAAGCGTTGAACTTTGCTTCAGTGAGTAAAGCCATCAATGAAGTGACTGTCATAGTTTTTCTTCCAACTCCTTTACGATCTTTTCCTGGATCATCTCTTCAACAGGCTGGATGTGAACTTGAGCAGGAGCGTGACCAACCTTAACACCATTCCGGACAATGTCATGTCCGTTCTCCAGTAAGTGAGTGAGTCCCGGTTTCTTGTTGTAGACGATATATTGTCCTTTTTGTTTTTTTACGGCCCATGATTTAGCATATTTGCCGGATCGGGCAGGAGAGCTCCATGTAAGAGCCTTTTTAGCCTCCTGAGCGTTGCTCTTCATTATCTGGTCGACAGTCTGATTGACATCGTTTGTGTATTGAGCAAGCACCTTATTGATCTCGACAGTTAAACTATCCATTTCCAACCCTCTCGCCATAATAGAGCTCGATAGTGTCAGGTCTGTCCATCGGCTCATAAGTCCGGTAAATACTATAAGGCTGTCCGTTAAGGATGAGCTTGGGCTGACCACTGTAGTCAGCTTTGTTCATTTCAATAACTCCTTCAGCTCGTATTCCGGCTTGATCGGCCTTGTAAAATTCGTTCTGATAAACACTTTTCTGAAGTCCTATGACATTCGCTTCGGTCGGTTCTCCTGTGGGAACCATCTGACCTGTCGCATCTTTCACATAAGCTCGGCTTATCAGCTTGAATGAAACATCCTGCATATCTAACCTCTCGATAACTTCATGATTCAGAGCTTGACGGTATATTCCTCTCGAAAGCTCTGCAGTTCAGACGATATTTAAGGGAAGCCGGCATTGCTGTCGGCTCCCTTCTTGATATCCACTGCCAGCGAGCATAGTCGATCACGAGCTCTGCATCCCGATCGTCATTTACATCGACATTTTCACCGACAAACTTACTGACCTCCGACTGAGCAACCGTCAACAGACTGGTAAGTCTCTGATCGTAAGTAGTATTGTTCAGAATACCGATGTCGATCTTCAAACGTTCTAACATCACATTACTCATGAGCTATACCTCCAAGTTTTCCGGATCTATCAGGACTCGGGATCGTCCTGTCCAGGGAATGTAACCTCTGTTGTCGGAGCTGCACCGTAACCGATAGCACCGAAAGCAAGAGG